TGGAAATACAAGTAATTTACAAGTTATAGGTGTTGGAACAGTTGGTGTCACATCAACTGCAACAGTTACATTAAATTATGTTGATAACAATCCATCAATACTTTATTACAATATTAGAAAATCAGGATTTATTAGCACATCCGATACTGATGTTGTTAATTACAATAAAATTCATTATTTAAATAGTGATTATGATGGTGAATATTCAATATTTAATGTACCACCTGTTGTTGGTGCATCTTATACAAGTTTCAGTATATCAATACCAAAAGTTCCAGAAAAATTATCATATACGCAAGCAGAAACTAGTGTATTAAAATATTCTACAAAATCACCAAGAGCAAAAGGTCCTATTGACAGGGTAAATATTGATTTTGGTGGAGTAGGATACGATAGTTTACCTTCTTTCGTAAGTGTTGCATCAACTCAAGGAATAAATGCTACATTATTGCCAGATTCAACAACAATCAATAGAGTAGATGATATTAGAATTCTAAATCCAGGTTTTGAATACTCATCAGATCCAACACTTAAACCTGAAGCATTTGTTTCCCCTGTTGTATCGGTAATTAGTTCTGATACTATAACAGAAGTTGAAATAATTGATGGTGGTAAAAACTATACATCAACACCCAATCTGGTAATTATTAATCCAATCACTAGAATTGAAGATACTACAGGAACAATTACTGGTACAGTTGCAAGTAATTCTTTAAGCAATGTAGAAGTTATTGTCCCACCTAAAGGTTTGCAATCAGTAACTCATGAAATATTTGCGATAAACAATGATAATGGATCTACTGTAAGTAAATTAGTTTATGATGCAGCAGTTGGTATTGTAACTTGTACACTTGTAACTCCAATACTAGGTTTTTCTGTTCCACCTTTCTCAGTAGATGAGGAAATATTTGTTGAAGGTCTTGAAAAATTTGGTGATACTGGAACTGGATTTAACTCTACTGATAATGGATTTAATTTCTTTAAAGTAACAGCAGTTAATAATGTAAATCCTGCTACGGTCTCATTTGATATATCACCATTTACTTCAAATGCTGGTGTTGCAAAAACTATTCAAAATTCTTTTGGATCTTTAATAAGTCGAAATGATTATCCAAAATTTGAAATTACCCAAGGAATTTCTAAATTTAGTGTGGGTGAAAAGTTGTTAGCATTCGTAGGAACTTCATATATTCCTGTTGACTTAAAAGTATCTGTATCAACTAACGAGTTTATAAAAGTTGTAGAGGAAACACCTGGCGCATTTAATTTAGTTGCTGGACAATTAATAAAAGGATTTATTTCTGGTAATATAGCAACTATTAATACAATATCAAAAAATTCTGGAAGATTTGATATCAGTTACTCACTAAGGCAGAATCAAGGTTGGAATGATGATATAGGAAAACTAAGTCAAGATTATCAGTTGATACCAGATAATGATTACTATCAAAATTTATCATATAGTGTAAAAAGTTCAGTTACTTACGAAACTCTTGTTAGTTCTGTAAATAGATTACTTCATACCAGTGGGTTAAAAAACTTTGCTGATGTAGGAATATCATCTAGTGCCAATGCAGGTATTACAACCTCAAGTTTTGCAGACACTCTTGCATTAGATTTTATAGAACAAAAAAGAGTTGATACAATTAATAACTTTGATTTTGCTTTAGACATTGATACTATTGATGGAAAATCAAAATTCCTTAAATTAAAAAATACAAAACTATCTCCATATATTGAGTGTAAGACAAACCGTGTTTTAGAAATAGATGATATATCTACTTTATTTAAGAGCACTGCTACAACTTTAACCCAATTCTTAGATTTATCAATCAATGCAAGATACGCAACATTCTTAGTACAAATTAGAGATCCAAATACAGGAAATACACAAATATCAGATATTATATTATTCAAAGATAGTTCTGATATATTTACTGCCGAGAGATCAAAAATTCATACTACTCCATTAGAACTTGGTAGTATTCTTGGACAAATGGATACCTCTAATAATGTGAGTTTGAAATTTACTCCTGATGATCCAGAGAACAATGATTATGATCTTAAAATACGTCAAACTTCATTTAACACAAATCTAACAGGTATTGGGACACAATCAATAGGATTTGTAAATCTATCAGGTATAAACACCACAGTAGCGACAGCAACTACTTCTACAATAATATCAACTAATATTGATAATACAGATGCGTTTTTTGCATCAATAGAAGTAAACGATGTTACATCAGAGGAAACTAATTTTGTTGATTTATATTTAACACATGATGGAACATCATCATACATATCTGAATTTTATTCAGATACTGAAAACGGACCTGTATCCAATTTCATAGGAACATTTACATCAGAAATTAATTCAAATATTTTATCATTAAACTTTGAAAATGACCAACCAAATGAAGTTTTGGTTAGATCAAGAATAATTGGTATTGGAACAACAGCAGCAGGTATTGGAACATATAGATTTAAGTTACTAGGTCAACTTGATGGAACAGAGAAAACAACTAGATTAGAATCTAAGTTTTCAAATGTTTCAACAGCTTCTACAATTGCAACATTCTTAGAAAATGAAATTTCTACTTTGAAAGGATTTGTAAGAGTATCAAGTGGTTCAACAAGTGCTCTTCATCAAGTTTTAGTTGCTCATGATTCAACTGATTCACATACTGTTCAATATCCATTCTTATCAATTGGTAGTACATCAGGTATAGGTACATTTTCATCAACATTAGTTGGTAACGATCTAAATCTCAATTTCCATCCAGATCCTCTTTACAGTGGAGGAACTAATAGTGTTCAGGTACAAGTCTTTACCGAAGCATTCTATACTGAAAGTGATTTATTAAATACACCACCAGATTTACAATATGGAACAGTTACAGAATCTATATTATTGGGTCAATATGATGCAATAAATGGTCTAAGATCTAATAAAACAAGTTTTGCACTTCAAAGTGATTCAACACCAATATTTCAAAAACAATTTAATCCAGCAGATACATCAACATTAGATACATCAACTGGCATATTTACAATCGTAGATCATTTCTTTGAAACTGGTGAAAGATTGATATATGTACCAGGTTCAACTTTTGAAGGTGTAGCAGTAACTGGAATTGCAACTGCTGGTGGTACATTAGGTTCTGATGTGTATGCGATTAGATTAACGAAAGACACATTTAAGATATCAAAATCTCGTCCCGATGCATTAGCAGGTATTGCGGTTACATTTACTGGAACAGGATCTGGTAATGCTCATGAATTTGAAATGTTCAAGAAGAATGAGAAGGCATTAATATCAATTGATGGTGTAATACAATCACCTATGGCATTTACACCAATTACCACAGATCTTGAATACAATATTACAAATACTCAAACTACATTCAGTGTAACTGGAATTTCTTCAATACAATCAAATGACATCATCAAAATAAATGATGAATTTATGAAGATAACCAACGTTGGTTTAGGAACTACATCAGTTGGTCCAATTACCGAAACAGGGTCTGTAAATGTTTTGGTTGTAGAGAGAGGTGCAATAGGATCTGCTGCGACAAATCATAGTTCAGGTGATACAACTAGACTGTTCTCTGGTGGTTATAATATTGTAGATAGCACACTTCATCTCACAGATCCACCAACAGGTGATGCAAATGCAACACAAAAAACACAAGCAAATTTAGATCCTGTTAGATCTACATTTAACGGAAGAGTATATTTAAGACAAGATTATAGTGATAATAGAGTATTTGATGACATTTCTAGTGGATTTACAGGTATAGCTGCTACACACCCATTAAGAGTTGGTGGTGCAAGTACAATTGGTATTCAAACAGGAAGTAGTATTTTACTTCTAAATGGTATATTCCAAACTCCATCTACATTTAACAACTTAGGAAATAATTATGAGTTTTCTGAAATTGGTGGAGAGAGTAATGTAATATTTACTGGAATAACATCATCAAATGGTCAAAAAATTATTAGTGATACTGATGTAAATCAAAACCAACTTCCAAGAGGTGGTGTAATTGTATCACTTGGATCAACTGGTGGATTGGGTGTTGCAAACTTAGCACCAGCAAAAGTTAAAGCAACTACTAATGGAAGTGGGTCAATTGTAGGAATTGTTGGTATTGCAACCACTGGTGGTGCATTTGGAATAAGCACAGCAAAATATAACCATTTAACAGGTCAACTTCAAGTTACAACTTCAAGTAATCATGGATTTAGAAACATCAATGAGTTTGTAAGATTAGATGGCATGGTATTCAACCCATCATTAACCATACCAAATGATAGAGATTTTAGTGTAACTGGAATATTATCAGCAACTACATTTACAACTGATATTGGTGTAGATTCACAAGCACATGCATATGTTGGTTCAGGAACTGCATTTGAGTATTTGGCAGATTTAACATTTGGATCTGGATATCGTAATCCTGTCTCCGTTGCTGTTACAGATTTATCTGGAAATGGAGCAAGTGCAGATATTACAGCAGAAGTTGTATCTAACACACATGTATTTGTAAGTGCAGCAACTAACGCTGTTACAGTCACTGGTGGATCTCCTATTACTCCTACAGGTGCAACATATGATCCAGCAACTGGTAATTTAGTAATTACAAAAGCATCACATGGTTTAACTGTAAGTAATACAGTTGGTCTTGCAACAAATTCATTTGTATTCAGATGTGCACAAGATAATTTCTCAACTGATCACTCATACCCACGTTCTGGCCCTACTCCAAGTTCAGCAGGAGGTGATCCAGCTCATAATGCAACATTAGCAATCACAGCAGTTACAACTAATACCTTCACAGTAAATGTTGGTATCACAAATACAGGAACAGGTGGTGCACTTAAATTTAATATTAATAATGCAGGTACTGGTTATACACAACCACAAATACAGGTTTCTTCACCATCTTATGAGAATCTACCAATTGTTGGAGTTTCGAGAAGAGGTATTGGTGCAACAACTGATACTGGAACAGGTGTTACTGTAGATATTGAAGTGGGAGCTGCTAATACCTCAGTTGGTATAGGTTCAACATCATATGAAGTAGTTAACTTCAAATTGAATAATAATGGATATAACTTTAAATTAGGTGATGTATTTAAACCTGTTGGATTAGTTACTGATAGATTCTTAAACACTTCATCATTAATAAATGATTTTGAATTGACAGTAACTGAGGTATTCAGAGATCAATACTCATCTTGGAACTTTGGTCAATTTGATTTCATTGATTCAATAAAGGATCTACAAGATGGACAAAGAGTTAGATTCCCAATATTCTACAATGCAAGTTTACTAAGTTTTGAAGTAGATCCAGATAATCCAGATTCATCACTTATTGATCTTGATGCCCTGTTACTCATATTTGTAAATGGAGTGGTTCAAGAACCAGGCAAGTCTTACACATTTGATGGTGGTTCATCATTTGAATTCATACAAGCACCAGATCCTAATGATGTCATTGATATATTCTTCTATAAAGGAACAACTGGTGTAGATTCAATTCAAGTTTCTGCTGGTGCATCAATAGCACCTACTATAAAAACTGGTGACGTTGTTCAATTAAATAAAATCGGTGTAACAACATCACAAGATCCAAGAACCATATTCAATATCATAGCATCTGATGAGGTAGAAACTAACCTTTATACAGGATTGGGTGTTAATGAGACAACATACAAACCATTTAATTGGATAAAACAAAAGATAGACAAAAAGGTAAATGGTGAAATAGTATCTAAATCAAGAGATTCTATTGAATCACAAGTATATCCAACTGGTAAAATTATTGATGATATTTCAACAACTGATAATGAATTATTTGTTGATAATGCAAAATTCTTTAACTATGAAGAAGATTTCTCTGCTTTGAGTAATATTGTGGTTGGAGGATTAATAGTTGGATCAACAAATCCTGTTGCTGCTGGATTTACTGCTATTGTTTCAGCTGCTGGTACAATATCTTCACTTTCTATCACAAATGGTGGTAGTGGATATGTAGGTGCTACAACATCTATATCAATATCTGCTCCTCATTCTATAGGAGTTGGTGTTGGAACAACTGCCACTGCAACTGCATCAATTACCAATGGAGTGATAACAGGAACAACAATAACAAATCCTGGTTTTGGATATACAAATATTGCTGTTCCACAAGTTCTGGCACCACTTCCAAATGCAATCAAAGAGGATATTGATACCATTACCACTATTCAAGGATTTGATGGTGCAATCACAGGTATCGGTGTTACTGGTGGAATTGGACATCCAACTGCACTTAAATTTAATATAAGTGCCGATTTAACTAATAATCCAAATTCAGTTCTTACTGATCTGAAAGTTGGTTATCCTATATACATATTTGGAACACAAGTTGGTCATGGTGTTACCTCAGTTGTGAGTGATAACTCCACTGTTGTTGCAACTGGAACAACATGTGTTGATAATATCTACTTTATAAATGCTTATAATTCTGGTGTTGGTATTATTACATGCAATATAATGAGTGGTGTTAATACCACTGGTATAGAGACCTCTGGTTCAACAATCGGTGGTTTCTCTTGGGGAAGACTTTCTGGATTTACCAGAGGTACAAACCCAGTATCAATAGGTGTTACTGGATTAACAATAGACTCTGGATTAACAACTTACCCATCTATCCAGAGAAGAGATTTCGGTCTTAGGGACAATGGTTCATTAAGAAAGGATCTTGGGTAGTATAAATATAGAAAAAAGCTAATGATATGGCTGCAATTGTAACAGATCAATTTAGAATTCTAAATGCAAATAACTTTGTAGAGACAGTGGATGACTCTGCAAATTCTTACTATATTACATTAGGTCTAGCCAATCCAGCACTTGCAGTTGGTTTTGGTAGAACCACTACATGGAATACTGATACACCTAATCCAACAGATAATTTCAATTATATAGATCATTCTGGAGACACTCAAATATTTGGTAAAAAGGTTACTAGTGCAAATATAAGAAGATTAATAACAAGAAGAGACTGGACTCAGGGAACAAGATATGAGATGTATCGTCATGACTATAGTGTGACAAATCCTTCACCAGTTACAAACTCAACAAGATTATATGATTCAAGTTATTATGTAATTAATAAAAATTTTGATGTTTATGTCTGTATTGATAATGGTTCTTCTGGTATTAGTTCAACAGGAAATGCATCACAAGATGAACCACTATTTACTGATTTAGAACCATCGAGAGCAGGTGAAAGTGGTGACGGATATATTTGGAAATATCTCTTTACAGTGCCTCCAAGTGATATAATTAAGTTTGATTCAACTGAATATATTTCAGTTCCTAGCAACTGGCCAACCTCTTCTGAAACTCAAATACAATCTGTAAGAGAGAATGGTGATTCTACTATAAACAATAATCAAATTAAAAAAGTTTATATTGATAAACCAGGTTTTGGATATTCTCAAAACATTGTGGGTAGAGAGGTTGATATTGTTGGAGATGGAACGGGTGGAAAGGTAATTATTGACACAGACAGTAATGGTAAAATAATAAAAACTGTTGTTTCATCTGGTGGTCAAGGTTATACTTATGGAATGGTGGATTTAGGTCCTCTTGGAAACTCTGGTGTATCTGTTGGAAATTTTGCTAAACTTATACCAATTATTCCACCATCAAGAGGTCATGGTTTTGACTTATATAAGGAACTGGGAACAGATAAAATCTTATTATATGCAAGATTTGATGATTCTACAAAAGATTTTCCAACAGACACTAAATTTGCACAAATTAGTGTAATTAAAAATCCAACATCTATTGGATCTACATCTATTTTTACTGCAAATGATTTTTCATCAGTTAATGCAATAAAGATTGTTTCACCAACTGGAACTCCAACTATAGGAGAAAGAATTAAACAAACTGTGACTGGTGGAACAGCAGAGGGATATATTGTCTCTTATGATACTGACACTAATGTAATTAAATACTATCAGGATAGATCATTATTCTTTAACCAGACTACCTCTGATCAAACTGATTATGTTGGAATTACAACTGGATCAAAAGTTTTAGAGTTTGAGTCTTCGGCAGAGAGTATAATTGCACCTACAAGTGGATTTAACGCTACTGTAGATCAAAACTTTACTGGAATAAGCACAAACCCATCTGGTAATAAGGTTATTTCATTAGGAGTAAACTTCACAAATGGTCTTGCATCTCCTGAGATAAATAAAAAGTCGGGTGAAATAATTTACTTAGACAACCGACCACTGGTGACTAGAAACGCTAGACAGAAGGAAGACATTAAAATCATCTTGGAATTTTAAAAAATGCCACAAAAAACGAATT